CTGCAGTGGAAGCCCACTACGGTCGTACATTTACGTTAGAGCATGTAGAGTGGGCTATGCGTGAAGAAGGATGGACGGATGGCAGTACCTGAAAGAGTTAAAAGTAAAATGAAGGAGCTAGGTTTGAGTGGCGTTAACAAACCTAAACGTACTCCTAGTCACAAAACAAAGTCTCACGTAGTTATGGCCTCAGAGGGTGGTAAGTACAAAGTTATTCGTTTTGGTCAACAAGGCGTAAAGGGTGCAGGTAAAGCCCCTACATCAGCAAAAGACAAAGCTCGTAAGAAGAGCTACTATGCACGACACAATGCACAGGGTAAGCCAACAACTAAGTTGAGTGCCAAGTATTGGTCACATAAAGTTAAATGGTAATATAGGAGATATACCAATGGCACTACGTACTGCAATGAAAGCTGGCAGAGCAGCTAAGAAAGCTGGTAAGTCAATAAATAAATCAGCTACTACAGCAAAAAAAGATAAGCCAAAAACATTTGAAAGTGAAATGAAAGAGCTTAGAGGAATAACTATGACTGATCCTGCTCGTCAGGCAGCAAAAATTAAATTAGCTAAAAAATATAATAAAACTATTACTATTGATGGTAAAACTTTTGGGCCTAAAAGTAAAACAGCTAAGAAAACTGAAGCCTCAATGAAAGATGCTGAAAAGAAACGTAAGGCAGCAGGAACAAAAAGCAAACAAGCTAAAGATAAAGCTGCAGCTAAAGTAGTAGAGAAAAAAGGTTCTATTGCTAAAAAGATGACCGTTAGCCAAACAGACATTAAACAAGCTAAGACAGCTAATGAATTTGATGCACTACAACGCCGCATTGATGCTATGCCAGATGGCAATATTAAACGTGCTATGCAGAAAATGTTAGATGCGCAACGTAAGTCTTTTGAAAAAATGCAAGCATCTGAAGCAGATCGTGCTGGTCGTAAGTCAGCACAAGCTAATCGTGATCGTGCTAAATTTAAAGGCTATACACCAAAGTCACCCTTTGCCAAGGGCGGTGTAGTCAAAGGCAAATCACGTACAGGCCATACCGATATGCGTATGGGCGGTATCTTTTATAAGTGAGCATAGAGGAAGACTTACGGAGTTGGTCACGCAATGTGTTAGAAATACCTAACGACACATTGGGTGGCCTACCTGCTTGTCCTTATGCGAAAGAAGCATGGAAACAAAACAAAGTAAATGTAATTGAAACATCTAACCTTGGTATAGAAACAATATGCCAAGCTAGGAAGTTCGACAATACATATGACTTAGTTGTTGTATCTTCTTATACCTTTCCATCTCCATATGCATTTACAGACTTTATTGAATTTTTAAATAGTACATTCACAAAAGATGATCTGCATATTATGGGGTTTCACCCTGACTACGGTGCAGAAGATGCAGACTTAGACTTTCTATACGAACACGAATGGGAGTCTGCAATAGAGAAAGAATATGCAATGATGTTTATTCAATCTCTTTCTAAGGTGGACGATGCAAGTCGGAAGCTGGAAAAACTAGGATACTATAGTGTATACCCATCTGAAGAATACCAAACCCTTGTGGTTGATCGTAGAAAACGGAGAACAAACTAATGGCAATGAAACCTAGAGCAATGAAAAAGAAAACACCAATGCGTGGCGGCGGTATGGCTAAAAAGAAAATGATGCGTGGTGGTGGAATGATGCCCAAGAAAAAAATGATGCGTGGCGGCATGGCAAAGAAAAAGAAATAGTAAATGCCCATACTTGATGGATCAAAATTTGTAACTCATGCAACTGCATTAACGGGTACATCTGACACCGATTGTTATGTTGTACCTAAAAACTTTTCTTCGCATGTAGAGCATCTATTGATTACTAATAGTGATAGTAGTAATAGAAACTACACTATTAAGTTTTATGAAAAAATAGCTAACACAACACACACATTATACACAGCACATGCTGTATCTGGTAAAAGTGCTGAGTCAGTATTTACTGTAGACAAACCACTATTTCTTCATGCAGAAGATAAAATTATTGTTGCTGCAGGTACAGGAAACACTTTAACTGTAGTAGTTGCAGCAGAAGAGTTTTACGATCCTAACCGTTAATTGCATAACGGGGTTGCACTATTGTCTGTAGTATGGTATAACTAAGTATGATATAACTATCTCCACAAGGGTAAGGAATACTTACCTAAACATAAAGGAGATAGAAAATGTTTAAACGATTTGTAAAGGCAATCCAAAAAGGCCAAGAACGTAAAGTAGCCCTCTGGCAACTGCAGAATATGACAGATAGAGAGCTACGTGATATAGGAGTATCCCGTGCCGAAATCCAGAAAAAAGTCTACAGTTAATGCGGCAGGAAATTATACTAAGCCTACTATGCGCAAACGTCTTGTTGCATCCGTTAAGGCTGGAAGCAAAGGTGGAAAGTCTGGACAGTGGTCGGCTCGTAAAGCACAAATGGTCGCAAAGCAGTATAAGGCAAAAGGTGGGGGCTATAAGTAATGGCCCTTGCTAAGTCTCAAAAGAGCTTAAAGTCTTGGACTAAACAGAAGTGGCGTACTAAAAGTGGCAAGCCTAGCTCTAAAACTGGTGAACGGTATTTACCTACTGCGGCTATTAAGTCTCTTAGCCCTAGTGAGTATGCAGCTACCACAAGAGCAAAAAGACGAGGCACTAAGGCAGGTAAGCAGCATGTGGCTCAACCTAAAACGATTGCAAAGAAAACCAAACGATTTAGAGCCGCCAGAGGAGGAGTGGTAATATGACACTTATATCCCACTTCCCTTTACCTGCCATGCCCTTTGATACACATAAGAACATTGTGTTTGAATCTGGTAAGAGTGACACAGTAGAAGTTACACGTAAGGCTGTAGATAAAAAGGCAGATGAGTATAGGTACGAGAGTATCTATGCATACCATCCTCATAATCAAAACAAACACCCAGCAGGTAAGCTGGTAGATTTTATAATAGCATAAGGAAAACATATGGCACATACAGTAATTGATGACTATAAAATATTCCCACGATTAATGATGCTTGTCGTTACAATTCTTACATATCAATCTGTACATTGGTATATGTCTTTGCCTGACCCCACTACTGGACAGGCTGGACTTGTATCTGTATGTATGGGTGCATTAACAGGTTGCTTCGGCATCTGGATGAACAAAGAAGCAAAAAGCAACTAAGGAAAAACAATGAAAACTTTAACACTAGCAGCAGCACTAACAGTAGCTGCAACAACAGCTACCTCTGCCGATCTTATTGGTGGACTTAGCCTAACAACAGAAACAGATGTCAACTATACAACTGGTGTAGAGACATGGGCTGCAGACTTTACTCCATCTTTGGGTTGGGCATTGTATGGTCTTGATATGAGTGTAGCTACAACTATTGATCTTATGGGACTAGACCAAGATCAAATCTTTAACGGTGTAGACCTTAAAGCTGAATATAGCATTTCTAATATAGGTATTACGGCTTACGGTAAAGTATCTTCAGATGCAGACTTTGAATTTGGTGATGTGACTGTTGGTGCTAAACTATCTTTTTAAGAGGTAAAGCAAAATGATACAAGCATTAGTAGGACCAATATCTAGTTTAGTAGGAACTTGGCTCAATGGAAAAGTTGAAACAAAAGCTGCAGAAACTAAAGCAAAGGTTGCCAAAGCTGAAGCTGAAGCACAGATTATGCTCAGTCGTGCTACAAGTGAAGCTGACTGGGAAAAGATTATGGCACAAGGTTCTCAGGCTAGTTGGAAAGACGAGTGGCTAACTATTCTATTTTCTATCCCATTAATTTTAGTGTTTATTGGGGATTGGGGCAGAGAGATTGTAGCTAACGGATTTGTGGCGTTGGAGACAATGCCTGATTGGTATCAGTATACACTTGGAGTAATTGTGGCTGCATCTTTTGGTGTACGTTCAGCTACCAAGTTTTTTGGAAAGAAATAAGATGGCGTTTAAACTAAGTGCAAGAAGTATTCGTAAACTTGAAGGTGTAGAGAAAGACCTAGTAGCAGTTGTTATGGATGCTATTACATTGACTAAGGTAGACTTTGGAGTTACCTTTGGGCTACGTACTTTGGAAGAACAGAAGAAGTTGTATGAGTCTGGTAGATCACAGACTATGAAAAGTAAACACCTAGAGGGTAGAGCAGTAGACCTAGTTGCATACTTTGGTTCAGACATCTCATGGGAACTAAACGTGTACGATGACATCTGTGATGCAATGGCTGAAGCAGCTAGACGTAATAGTGTAGCAATTAAATGGGGCGCAGCTTGGTCTGAGGGAGACATTCGTATGTATCAGGGTACAGCCGAAGATGCTATGAATGCCTATGTAGACCTACGTAGATCACAAGGACGTAGACCATTTATTGATGCCCCACATTTTGAGATGATGTAATGGCAAAAGGAAGACACCCACGTGCAGAGGCTATGAAAAAAGCCACACAGTTACGTAAGATGACACAGGACAATTCTACTAACACACGTGAAGTAGCAATTGAAAATGCCATATCCGAAGCACTGTCTGCTGATAATCCTATGCCAAAACTTACGTTAATCCAACGAATGCTTGAACGCCTTAAAACAGAATACGATAAAGATCGTGAGAAACGTTTTGGTGCAAAAGACTTTCGTAAGGGTGGGTGTGTAACTTCCACTGTAGATAATAGAAAGAAAAAATAAATGGCTAGAGAATTAACAGAACGTCAACAAAAGTTTTTAGCTGTCCTTATGGACGAGGCAGGTGGTAACATTACCACTGCTAAAAAACTTGCTGGTTATTCTCCTAATACTACTAACACTGAAATCACAAACAGTTTAAAAGAGGAGATACTAGATGTTACCCACAGTTATCTCGCACGTAACGTACCTAAAGCTGCAATGGCAATGGTGGGAGCTTTGTATGACCCTACTGAATTAGGTATTCGTGATAAGATGGCAGCAGCCAAAGAACTGTTAGATCGTACTGGTCTAGTAAAAACAGAGAAAATGCAAGTAGAAGCAACAGGTGGTGTAATGCTTATGCCACCAAAACAATCACAGGATGATAATGACTAAACCACTAGGTACGTGGAAACTACCCCAACCAACAGACCTGCAAGAAGACAATGAATGGGTTCCGATCCCACGTGTTGCAAGAACCGTTCCCTTTGGATATGAATTAGACCCAAATGATGACGGAATACTCTTGCCAATTGATCACGAACTTGATATGCTTATGCAAGCAAAGAAATACTTGAAACAGTATTCTTATCGTGAAGTAGCTAATTGGCTCACACGAAATACAGGCAGAGACATATCACATGTTGGATTAAAGAAACGGTTGGACAATGAACGAAGAAGAAAAAACAAAGCTGGAAGCCTACGCAGATGGGCAGACTATGCGAAAAAGGCAATCGCCAAGGCGGAAGAAATCGAACGTACAAGGCTCGGTGCAAAAGCCCAAGACAACGAAACCGAAGAAACAAACGCAGCCTAAACCTGCAGTAGTAGTTGAGAAGCTAACACCTGTAGAAGAACAGCATAATGTTATCTTTAAACCAAATGCTGGACCACAGACAGACTTTCTAGCTGCAGGTGAACGTGAGGTTCTATATGGTGGCTCTGCAGGTGGGGGTAAATCATATGCTATGTTGGCAGACCCTTTACGTTTTATGGGACATCCAGACTTCTCAGGATTGCTCCTACGGCACACTACGGAAGAGTTAAGAGAACTCATTTTCAAATCACAGGAAATGTACCCTAAAATTTGGAAAGGTATTAAGTGGTCAGAACGTAAAATGCAGTGGACTGCACCCTCTGGTGCTAGACTGTGGATGTCTTACCTAGATAGAGAAGATGACGTACTAAGATACCAAGGTCTTGCATTTAGCTGGATTGGCTTTGACGAACTTACTCAGTGGCCCACCCCATTCGCATGGAACTATATGAGGAGTCGTTTGAGGTCTACTGCAACCGATCTTCCCGTGTACATGAGGGCTACTACTAACCCCGGAGGTAGAGGTCATCATTGGGTTAAGAAAATGTTTATTGACCCTGCCCCACACGGTAAAGCATTTGATGCAACAGATATTGAAACAAGTGAAGTATTACGTTATCCTGCTGGACATGCCAAAGCTGGTAAGCCTCTATTCAAACGTAGGTTTATACCTGCCCGTCTTTCCGATAATCCTTACCTAGCAGAACAAGGTGACTACGAAGCAATGCTTCTGTCACTGCCAGAGCAACAACGTAGGCAGTTACTTGAAGGTGATTGGGATATTAAAGAAGGTGCAGCCTTCACAGAGTTTGACAGAAACATACACGTAGTTGAACCGTTTAATATACCTAGTAACTGGATAAAGTTTAGAGCATGTGACTATGGATACGGAAGTAAGTCTGGTGTAGTTTGGTTTGCTATATCTCCTAGTGAACAGTTAATAGTTTACAGAGAATTATATGTAAGTAAAGTTCTTGCTACTGATTTAGCAGATATGATCTTAGACTTAGAAACAGAAGACGGAACTATTAAGTACGGAGTTTTAGACTCGTCTTTGTGGCACAAACGTGGTGATACTGGCCCTAGTCTTGCTGAACAAATGATACAGAGAGGCTGTCGTTGGCGACCATCAGATAGATCAAAAGGCTCACGGGTATCTGGTAAAAACGAAATACACAGACGGTTACAGGTAGATGAGTACACAGAAGAACCAAGGTTAGTGTTTT